TACTACAATAGTTGCCCAATCCACTAGTTTGTTCACCCCTTTATTTCCAAGTACCTATGACATATATGTTCGCGGCGACCGCAACTGTTTCAGAATTTATTCCGATAACACGAAAGTTTATCTTTGAAGTACTGTAGCCATTTGTATTACAGAAATATAGTCCCGCTGATCTGTTCAACGTAATTTGTACATTTTTAACGTTAGTTAATAGACCGCTATCAAAATCCACAGAAGCGTTTCCATAATACCAAAGACCGGCCGGAACCGTAGTTCCTGATGCAGATCTATAAAATCTACTGGTTATAGCAAAATCAGTCAGTCCTTTTGTATACCACAATTCGATATTTCCATTAGCCCACTTCCGATAGTTCCATCCCTTTACAGTTTTACCCGTTTCCGAAATATAATCTACATCAAGTCGTTCCCAACCGTACCAAGAACCTCCGGATTTATGACGAAAATATCGATGGCCATCATATGTTACGAATTCTTGATAGCACCATGCGTTATCGCTATGCGATTTTACTGTTAACCATCCATTTTTATTCTCTGGTTTATTAGCAGTATCAGTATAAGCATAATAATGACCGCTGGCAACGATAGTGTTGCAATCGCTGTTTGCAATGTTTGGAATATCTTCTGTAAACCCTTTATTAAAATGCGCACCACTATAAAATTTTGCATCCATACCAACTTCAAACTCATCCGCCTGGCTTATCTTACCAATGGCAAGTCCTTTTCCGGATGCTGCAATATGCATAATCGAAAAGCCGGTCGAAAGTTCAGCAGTAGTTGTAGACGTCTCAAAAGAGTCTATTGCTTGCATCTGTACATTGTATGAACTTCCGTCTTCTGCAGAAAATATCTCGGATCCTTCTTGAGTATAAGATCCCATATTAATTGTTCGAAACGTGTATGTCGTATCACTCGTTTTTTTATATCGTAGCTTAATAGACTTCGAGTTTTTATTTGACAATGACGTTATTACTGCTTTATATGAAACTTTACAGTAGGACCCTGTCATATTTTCTGTACCGTCTTGATCGCATCGGTGCATAGTAAATGTTATTTTAGGAGAGCTATATGCAAGAACATTTATAGTAGTAGTTGCTGACCCCGTTCTATTACGTTTGTCAGTCGCTTTACCAATAATAGTATTTGTACCGGAAGCAGTAATAACACCAGTGGTTGCTGGATTATCACTATATGTATTTCCATTTGCAATAATACTGTAACCCGTAATCGGAGAACCATATGCTGGTGTCGCAGTGACCGTGATTTTCATTTTTGACTTATTCTGAACGTAACCACCGTATGTAGCCAAATATCCAGTTGGATCGGTTATATTCACGGTACACGTAGGCTTTATCGATGTTGGTATCTTCATGACAACAGTTTGATCAGAAGTTCCAACAACGGTTGATCCATTGTATGTGGTCAATTTAAAATACACACCCGCTGGAAAGAGTTGTGTAGCAGTATTGGCTAATTCTAACGGAGGAGTAAACGACCATGACGTTGCCGTCGATTTAGTAGCAATTGTACCGGAATATGAACCGCACTCCCATGTTAATGTATGCGTAAAACTTGAAACTTTCCTATCAGCGGTTATTGTCTGAGCCACCCCTAGTGTTCCGCCACTAACGTTTAATGTAGACGCTCGTCCGATTGTATTTAGAGCGAACGTTCCAGAGCCTTTGCAGTTAACAGATGTGCCATAAACAGCAGCACCAAGTGTAATAGTGAATGATCTAGAACCATTACTATTATGCGTAATAGTTTTAGTTCCGGTTTTTATGGTTCCTACCTTTCTCTCTACACGATCACTCTTGCTATAGACAGTTGCGCCATCAATGGTAACATAAAGAGTACGTTCAGCAACCCAATTTCCGCTATATCCTTGCGCCGATAAGGTCCAGGAAATCGTAGACGTATTATTCGCTGTAGACTGAGTTGCAGTCCATGACAGCTGATAATATCGACCGTTGCTATCCGCATTTGTTTTAACAGTTCCGCTTAGCGCCATATTTTATGCCTCCTTAACCTTTAATAGCATCAGTGATCCATCACTTCTGGGAGTGAATGCAAAGTTACCAAACTGAGCTCGCTCATTAACTTCGACAACAATATTACCAGTATGAAAATCGTTTCCATCCCACCATCCGATAGGAGTTCCGTTTTTTGTGAACTGTATCATATCATTGTCAAGTTTTAATTTAAGACTGTTTTCATCTTTTCCGATTTCAATACCGTCTGTACTAAATCGAATATACTTAGTAAGTTCTTCGAATTTAGTATCAACTTTTCCATCAACTGTCTCTATTGATGAATTGGTCGATGTAAAATTCATTTCTATCTGATTGGATAGAACTTCTAACTGACTTTTTGTCGAGCTCTTATAAGTATTGTACTCATCCTTCTCGACATAATCCTCTAAGGCATTGAGAACAATACCATGTACGTCGTTCGTAATTGATGCTGACTGACTAGCTATGGAAAGCTCTAAGTCGTCCGCTGTTGAATCGATTTTATCGTTTGTTTCAGATATCATCGTCTCAATATCTTTATTGCTTGAGCTTAAATATATACTACTCGCCGAAATAGCGAGTTTATAAGTATTATCAGTGTCCTTATAATATTTTAGATAATTACTGGCATCGCCGAAAACAGCCTGACCGTCATTATCCAAATATATACCTCTAGTTGTATTAGAAGCAGATTCCTTAGTTCCAGAATATATGGAATTTTCGGTAATTTTAAAGCCGCCGATAGTAGCATCAAATGCAACAAGATCGGTAACGCTAATCTTTGTAGCAGTTATTGACTTAGCTGTTATGACACTACCGTTAAGACTGTTGTACTCTGTCTGCTGAGCTTCAGTTGTAACACCGTCCGTATTCAGCTTGTAATATAGGCCGTTTTCGCCTTTTACAACAAGCTTATCTGCTACGACAGTACCGCCCTCAATCAAGTCGCCCTTGATTGTAACACCAACTAATTCGCCAGTAATAGTTCCGCCTTCGATTGTAAGATCTTTTATTATACCGGATTTAGCATAGAACTCTTCTATTGCAGCCTGTCCGATATTCGAGAAATCAATATTGGCGTACTTAAGATCTGCAGAAGCGGCAGATAATTTATTAGTTTCCAAGTTCTCGATAGAAGCATCTACTGCTGCTAATTTAGTTGTAGTAGTATTCTTGAAATCGGCATAAGTACTAGACAAATTATTAACACTGACGTTTGTAGCTTCTAGATTCTCTATAGTAGCATATTTTGCGTCGGCAATTTCAACGCTTAGCTTATTTACTTCGAGATTATCAATGCTAGCAGACTGCGCATTTAATGTTTCATTGATAGTTACATTATCAGCTGTCAATGCCTCAATATTTGCATTAGCAGCATTAAGATCTTTTCTTATGTTGACAGTATCGGTATTTAACGTATCGATTCTAGCGTTTGTTGCATTAAGTTCTTCTGTGTCAACTTTATTTGCGATTATCGTATCGAACTCGGATATCTGAGTACCTAATTCCTCTACGTCGCTATTTCTAGCGGAAGGGGATGATATGTTTCCTGTGACAATCGCAGAATGATCTTTGATCATAACTGTAACTCTTTCGTCAGGCTTAACAACAGTTGTAGACGTTATAGGAGTAAGCCGGTCAGATCCGTCAAGTTTGACATAAACCGTGTCATTATAACTTACGGTTGTTCCATAAACAACTTCTTCTGTTTTAGTCTCTTCTTTTTCTGTTGTAATTTTTGCAAACTGAGATATAAGTTCGTTTGATAAAGCCATAGAAAATATCACCCCCACAATTTAGTAGTAAATATCGCTTTTTCAGTAACCGGACAACCAGGTTCACACTTAATTGTCTGGCTTATTACTCTCGCTTTAATGTTCGTTAATCCGGCTCTTGAATAATTTAGTCGGACGCAATCCCCTAGTCTAACTGGGCAATAAGCGTGAGTATAAGAAATGGTATACTCTAAAGAAGAAAGCTCTTTTAATAGACTTTCGGCATACTCTTTTATTTGATTTTCGGTCGGATCTCCTATAAGATCTGGATTATTTACCCTATGAATAATTTCTCTTCCACGATTCTCTACAGAAATAGGACTATTAGAATCATTATTAACAACCCTAGCTTCATAGTAGTCGTTTCCGCTAGAATATATCACTTCAACGACATTCGGAATTCCATACAGATCATGATTCATAGTTAATTCTGGATATAATATTGAACTGTTGTCGTCATTATACTCCCATACAGGCTGAAGAGACGCTGTCGCCTGTTTTGGGGCAAACAGTATTCTACCTAACTCATCGAGATCAAATCTGTATTTCGCATTTGAAATAAGATCTCTAACATATGTTAGCCAAGTATCACTTGTATCTGCAACAAAATCTCTAAAGAGCTTATCAGAGCTCGCTGGTTCAACGACAGGAGCTCTGACATGATCTCTGGTTATCATATAGGCATTCTGCATGATATTTTCATTCTTGCCAACATAATAACCTAAAGGAGGTGGATTTTCTTTCAATTCGAGTAAAGGAGTATAAGCATCCATAGATACGTCCAAAGTCTTACCTGTAAAAGTTGACGATGGTGTCTGAACAAGAAATGTCCCCAAAGGATGCTTCTCTTTTAATCCATTTTGAATTGTTATAAGATATATTCTTATGTAACATTCTCCAACAGAATTCGTTATATCAATCGTTGCAGATCCGAGAGTGTCTGCTTCGATATCCCTGGAAATAGACGATGACTTAACAGTAGTTAAACGCTTGCTGTCCATCCAAGTTCCTGGATCTACAATATAATATTCGAATGTCTGTTCCATAGATTTAGTCCAATCGGGCATGTTATGCGCCTCCTTCGACTCTTGTTACGTTAAAAGAAATTGGTATTGTCAAGTCGAGATGCTTCTGACTGTAAGAAACCGAAATATTAGCCCAATATCCGCTTCCAGAAGGTTCTCTAACGTAAACGTCACCTGTCCATATTGATAGACGACGAATAGCATAGAGAGTTTCCTTATCATATTTTGGTATCTCAACATTCCATGTTGATGTGACTCCTAACTGAGATCCGTAATAACTTACAGGATGCTTTCGACCTATATACTCAACAAGAGAAACGTCGATAGAATTACTATCGGACACGTCTATATTATAAGGTAATTTAAGCATCGATCCAGTCCACGTAGGCTCTGTTGGTAAGTCATCATCGCTAACATCAAAGTCTGACCAGTCATCATCCCACTGAATTATAACTGAATTGCATCCAACAGGAAATCCAGGAAGATCGTAATAACTTACTGTTCCGGTTGACGTAGTAGTCGCTACTACTCTATAGCGAGCATAATCGAGTGCCGGATGAGGATCCGTTATAGACACATTTTTCACATTATCAAGCCCAGAAGCAAGTTCTGTAAATGATCCATCGAATTCTCTGCGATAGACAGAAAGCGTGACTCCTTCTATAAAATCGTCGTTTTCATCTTTACAGCACGGAGTAATATAAGCAACATATGCTTCGTCGTCGATCGATACTGCCGCATCTGGTTCATATGAAACCTCAGCCCAAGACACAGATATCGTTGTGCTTGCTTCTGCTGTTAATCCAGAATTCATAGAAACGACACACGTTATTTTATATTCCATGCCGTTAGCTAAATCGACATTTCCAGCCGATAATTCAACCATCAAAGCATCTGATGTGTCAAAATATTTAGAATATACTTCTTCGCCTTCATTAACCGTTTTAGGATTTCCGATGTTGTCGACCGTCTCATATGCCTGATTTGATGCGATAGATACATAGTAACCTATTGGTGCTTGAGTATTAGGTCCAGCCAATGCCGAAACATAAAACGGGAATGTGGTTAGAGTACTTATGGCTGTTCCAGCACTATTTATAACACTTAGCGCAAGAGTTGGTGTCGCATAAACGTCAATTGTTCTCTGAACAGACCAATCGCCATATTTTTTAGTAACGCCAGCTGTTCGAACTCGCCACTTTATCTTAGTCCCTTCTGAATATGTTGACGTATCCACAGAATATGAACTTGTTTTATCTTTTAAGTCAGGATCAGTCGTATTCTTTATTGTGTAGGTATATTTCGTATTATTGAAATATATCTCTAGCTCTGCATATGTCTGACTAGACCCATCTTCTGAATTATGAACCCAATATAAGTTCAAAGGATCACCAACAATAGCTGTCGTAGTCGATGACCAAGTAGTAGGAGCTGAAGGAGCTTTACCTACTATGGTTGAGGCTATAGGCGACCATGTTGATTCACCTTTTTCATTGACAGAACGAACTCTGAAGAAATATTCCTGACCAGATGTAAGGCCCGTCTTTTCATAGTGAGTAAACTCGATTCCGGTAACTGTGGTCGTCTGATCCGAACCGTCAAAATATTTTTTCTTTGTTGTGTATTCAATGTCGTATGTCTTAGCGGTACTTACCGCAGTCCATTCCAAATATACAGAAGTTTCTGAACTGGCTCGGCATATCGTTATTCCCTTTGGAGGAGACGGTATCGCTTTATTAGAACTAGAGAAATCAGACCATTCGCTGTAAGCTTTAGCTGTTCCAGCAATTCCAATAGCTCGACATCTAACTCTATACTCGCCACCTGCATCGACTCCACAAGTAAACGACGCTTGGCAAGCCAAAACAGGAGCTGTTCCGCTATTTATAAGTTTTGTTCCGTTATATACTTGGAACTCTATATCTGCGACCTTCGAATCTGATATGTTATCAACTGATGCCGTAAGCTTATACTTTTCAATTTCGACAGTAGGAACAGGCGGCTTATCCGGAATTTGCGTAGCTGAAATAGCATAGCTAGCCCATGCTTCAGTGCCTGTCCAATAATAAGCCGTCTTGTTATTTGAGCCTGTTGTATAAGTCTTTGACACCGGTTTTACGCCAAGGCATATTCTTATAGCATTTGATGGGGGGCTATAAGTTGACTGCTTTTCTTTAATTTCAGACGTACTGGCTTTAAACCATACAGAATCGCCGGTGTCGTAATACCATGTAACTCTGTAAAAGTCGAGTTTGTCTTCACTACCAGATGAAGTTGAAGTAGACGAACCAGTTCCGCCAGATAAATACTTAACAGCGATGGCGCTTTGAATATTATGATCGCCTTTCTGGCACTTTCCGAGAACGGCTCTATCACCTTTAACCTGTGTAACGTACCATTTCTCTTTTTTAACCCAAGCCGGAATGGCGACTCCGTTGTAATACTTTGTCGCCTCCGACTTTATTGATACTAGGTTTCCGGCTTTTATCGCACCAGAGGAAGATGTTGTAGCCTTTCCTTGACCACTAAATGCCCATGTTGCATAATAGGTATTATCAGTACCGGTTTGCTTTTTTATAGTTAACTTAGAAACAGTTGGCAAACTTATCTCCTCCTTTCAACTCTAACAGCTCTAACAAGAGTGGCCACAGCGTCAGAAACGTTACTATCATCATTATAAGTAATTCCGTTAATCTGATATGTGTCACCAGTCTTGCCAGATATCTTATTACCTAGATCTTTTATTGCGGAAATAACGTCGTCGTTACCTCCATTTTGATTTCCATTCATCATTGAAGTAATTGCCCGTACATTTGACATTACGCCAATGGACGGATTGGCACCAAACATTCTACTTATTGAACTGGCTCCGGCTCTAACATCACTGAGATCAAGAACCGGTCTGATAGTCGGCTGTGCATCAATATCAGAATTGATAACGTCTGAAATCTTAGCTACAGCATCACTCAAACCAGATTTAGCTTTAGATGCCATTTCAAAGCTTGCTTTATATGCTTTTGTCGTATGGTCTTTAAGTGCATTTACAAACGCGACACCTGCATAATCGCCAATTCCATAAAACACCTTCGACGGCGAACGCTCGTCAAGAGCTTTTCTTGCTGCTTTCGAAGCAGCGTCAGCCATCGCTTTAGCTTTAGCTCTAGCTTTGTAGGTATTAGCACTAATACCATCTGCAAAACCATCAACAGCATACTTACCAGCTTCACGGAACTGAGAGTAATAAGACTTTATCAACGATATCGCAGCTTTAAGAACTGCAGAAAAGCTGTCTTTTATGGCTTTCGTGTTTTGTGATATGCCTGATGCAAATTTGCTAGCCATATTTTTTCCAACACCGACAAGCAACGACTCTTTTGATTCAACTCCCTTGATGAAAGAATCAGTCATTTTACTACCGGCAGAAGATACCTTCGAACTTGAGTCATTAAATGCGCTTATAAATTTATCAACAGCTGATTTACTTATACTTTTAAGGTTCTTTCCGAGCGATTTCAGATTTCCGAAATCGACTCCTTCTGATTCTTTAGCTAAGCTAACAAGCGACTTAAATGCTGTTGCCGAAGCTGCAATACTTGCAGCATTTATTCCAGAAACAGATTCGCTGTATTTTTTCATACTTTCGCCGAACTTTGCGATCTTATCGCCAAATGAGCTAATATTCTTCGATCCAAATAATGTCTGCATGACACCTGTTTCTGGAAGAGCGTTTGCTACATCAGACAAACCTTTTGCAACTATAACTGAATTTGCAATTCCTTCGACATTTAAGCCTGTTACAGCTTCACCGTACCCCTTCAGAGCACTGCCGAAGTCAGTAAGTTTAGTAGCAAAATCTCCAAGGTCGTTTCCTCCAAATATCAACTGGGCTAAGCCGCCGCTTTTAGGAATAGCGTTTGCTACATCAGAAATCGCTTTAGCCGCATTTGCAGATGCTTGAATATCAGAGGCATTTATGCCACTAACAGCAGCAGCATATTTTTTCATTCCCTCACCAAAAGGAACCAACTGCTCTGCAAAGCCTGCTAACGACGATCCTCCGCTTATAAACGAAGCAATGCCGTTAACAATATCCGCCGCTGTAAGAAGAAGTATTACTTTAGCAAGAGTTCCGACATTTTCAAGTACTGATGAGTCGATCAGCTTTGCACCATCTATAAACGGCGTAAGGTTTGTCATAAAGTTTGACAAATCTGTCGCTATTTCTGGAAGTGAACTGGTTATTCCTTTTGATATGCCGCCTATAAGACCTCCGATAAACTGTCCGATAGCGGTACCTATTTTTTGCAACAGGTTTCCGCCTTGCGAAATGAACCATTCTAATCCTGGTATCTGAGCCAATCCACCGAGAGTAGCCAGAACAAACGCCAATTCTGTTACGATAGTGCCCATCGCAAATACTCCGATCATAGCGGCCGGAGCAAGCAATGCTGTTGCCGCAAGAGCTGTCATCAAAGCTGCTAATATACCAACAGCGGCTATTCCTTTTATAAGAGTTTCTTTATCTATTTTCTTAAGCGCTTCTACAACACCAGAGAAAAATGACATAAATACATCGACAGCAGCTTGAATAAGTTGAGGAAGATTCTTAGCGACTCCTTCAAGTAATCCGATTAAAAACTTAAATAGCAAATTTATTATCTGCGGAGTATATTTAGCAAGCGCTTCTAATACACCTAGTAGCAATTTGAGGGCACCGAGTGCTATTGCCGGTACACACTCGACAATTACATCAACTAGCGCGAGAATAAGCGTCTTCAAAGCTTTTCCAATTGCAGAAGCACTTCTAGTTATGACCTCGCATATTACTACAATTGTATCGGTGAGCACCTCTATGATTGACGGGAGAATTTTAAAAACCCCGACAACTATAATTGTTAACGCAGAAATTATACCAGTCGCTGCCGCTACTAATGCTCCTGATAAAGCAGTCAAACCTGCCGACAATATTACTACACCAGCTCCAGCAGCTAAACAGCCAAGACCAAACAACGCGACGGCTCCGGTAAGAGCAACAATGACAGGAACTACCGGTTCAAGAAGATATCCGGCTACACCAAGAATTGCTAATGTTCCTGCTATCGAAATGAGTCCTTTTATTACAGAACCCCAACTCATAGCGCCTAGAATTGCAAGCGCTCCAGCCAATATAGTTAAAGCGACTGATGCAATTATTAGAGCAGCTGCGCCTGCAATAGACTCCTTCATAGCCCTTAGAGCAATTGACAGTATTACCAAAGATCCGCCAAGAACAGCCATTTGCTTGCCGTATTCTTCCCAAGAAATATTTCCCATCTTGCCAAGAGCATTCTGAAGTATTTCGAGAGCTACTCCAATTATAGCAAGACTTATTGCGGATTTTATAATATCATCGCCAGATTCTTCAGATATAGAATTAAAGTCGTTTACGAGCATTAATATGCCAGCAATTGCAGCCCCTGCTTTTGCCAACTGCTCCCATTCTAACTGTCCGAATTTGGTACATACATCAGCAAATATCTCCATAGCTGCCCCGATAAGAATCAGCGCTATAGAGCTCTTTTCTATGTCGCCAGAATATTCAGATAGTTTCCCGAATCCAGAAGCGATTAGTAAAATGCCTGCTATAGCAGCGCCTGCTTTTCCTAAATCGACCCATTCCATATTTCCAAATTTGGCACATGCGTCAGCAAATATCTCCATGGCAACACCAATGAGAATAAGAGAGAATGATGACCTCATTAATTCATCGGTATCTATACGCTCCATTAACGCGGCAAAACCGGCAAATTCGAGTAATATAACAGCTACACTAGAGACGCCTTTGCCTAAATCTTCCAAACTGAGTTTAGACAAATCTTTACATACTGATGCCATTAACTTAAGGGCTACAGCCATTATGACTAGCTGATAAGCACCTTTAGAAATATCTTTTCCGCCTTTTGACATAAGCTTAGCTGCACCGACAAGTGCATACATCAAAGCTGATACGCCTATAACTCCTTCGGCCAGTCCTTCCCAGCCCAAATCAGACAATTTCTTTACAGCAGAAGCAAGAATCAGGAGTGACAGCGACATCGCTACTATAATACTGACAGCTCTAAATGCACCGTTATACTCGCCATTGATCTTCTCAAATAACGCGAGAGCACCAAGAGTTTCTCCAAAAAGAGCTGTTACAGCACCGAGAGACGCTCCTAATTTTTCTACCGGAACTTTAGATATAATGAGAAGAGCGGCTGCTAAGACCGCTACAGCAATTGCTATTTTAAGAATCGTTCCAGCTTTTATATTTTTCTGAAAATCTTCAAGACAATCTTTTACGCCATCTAATACTTTTTTTATGCCGTCTTTTATTTTACCGCTATCTTTTAATTCTTTCTTAACATCTTTTAGACCTTTTACAAATTTTTTAAGATCTAAAAGAACAGAAGTGAATATGCCTCCATTAACGAGACCTACTAAATTATCGAGTCCGCCATTTAAAAAAATATCCCAAATAGCTTTACCGATTCCAGAGGCAACAGATGATACTTTCTTAGCAACTTTACTTATTACTTCTCCAATTTTCTTAATAACATTAACAAATTTATCAAAGTAGTTAGGAAGTTTTATTTTATTTGTAATTGCTTCTGTAAACTCTTTTGTTTTGTCGATAGCTTTTCCGAGAAAACCCGTGATTTTATCTACAGACTTACCAAATAAATTGGCTTTGGTTATTGATGTTGCTATTCCACTAATAAAATCTCCAAGAGATCCTGTGATATTTAAAACACTACCGGTGAAGCCAAATAACTTTCCGACTAGCGTAGCAACTGCAGAAACAATCTTTGTCACGACGCTAACGCCGAGTTTTATAACCGAGAAAAGACCTTTAAATGTTGATTTTAGTTTAGCAGATTGCTTGTTATTTAATTTAAACTTCGAAGTAAGATCTCGAATACGCTCTGTGATTTCGATTAACTGTTTAGCTGTGATCGGAGGAAATATCTCACTAAAGGCCTCTTTAATTGGCTTTATAATACTCACCAAACCCTCAAAAGAATTCTTGAGAGATTCTATGAGCATTGTTCGGCCTCCGCCTTTAGCCCAATCTCCGACGATTTTGTTACGAGCTTCTGACGAGTTATTAATCATTTCGCTAAGTACATCGGAAACAGACGTCCAAAGTTCCTTAGCCTCTTCAAAGTCGCCTATTATCAATCTCCATGTTGCAGCCCATCCAGAACCGAGAGCCTCTTTTAAAGTGCTGATTAACTGTGTAAAAGTCTTAACTTTTGTAGCTGCATTGCCAGCAGTTCTTGCCATATCAGCCATTTGTTTTGCTTGTTCTGCAGTATAGCCCTGATCAATAAACTTTTTGATAGCAGCTTCATATTCTTCTTGCGTATCCGCTGCCGTCGCAAATTGATCAAGCGTTTGAGTAAGAACTTCCGTCGTAAGCCATCCAGTTTGCAACGATTCTCTAAAGGAGCCATTTGCTTTAATAGCTGATTTTGCTCCAGTCTTCAAATGCTCTGAGGTTCGTATAAGTGCATCCTGAAATACCTGTCCACCCATACCAGCATTAACAACTGAGTTCCAGTCCATAAGTCTAACTGTGCCAGATGCTATTGCCTGAGATAACTGATACATAGCTGTAGATGCCTGCATGGATGATGAACCTGACACAGCTGCTAAGTTTGCGATACCCTTAATTGAACTAACTGACGTGTTAAGCTTAACACCTGCAGCAGTAAAGGTACCAATATTACGGGTCATCTCGGTGAAGTTGTATATCGTCTTATCTGCATAAGTATTAAGTTCATCGAGTGCTTTATTGACAATCTTAACATTTGTACCCTCTTTTTGGGTATTAGCCAAAATAGTCTGAACGGCATTCATCTGAGTTTCATACTCATTGAAACCCGCTTTTATTGGTTCTATTGTTAAAGCAGAAGCTATCCTTTTGCCAGCATTAACTGCGGAATTAGTAATATTACCAAGAGCGGTTGCGGCTACAACTTGCAATGCTGAGAATTTTGCTTTTATCGTTTCGACGCCATTGCTAACGTTTGATACGTCAAAGTTTTTAGCAGCAGCGTTGACACTTTCCAAACCTTTAGCTGCACCATCGAGTTTCAAACTTCTCTTTAGTTTATCAAGAGTCGACATGCTGGTCGAAACATTCTTTTCAAACTGAGCATTATCAAATCGCATTTCAACAACTTTTTGATCAATGGTTTTGCTCATGCTTTAGTTACCTCCTTCCACGCAGCGTCGGCAATTCTATCAAAAATAGGCTGGATTGCAGGATTGATATAATCTATCCCTTCTACCCAGCCTCCATTCCGAGTTCCGTGACCATATTGTAAAATTATAGCGATCGGGACTCCTTTATTAACATTTGAGTTATAAAAAGATATAGTTACAGATCCATTTTGATGTTCGATCTTGTAATACCATGAACTAGCGGTTAAACCAGAATCGACAGGTGTCGCAGACGCAAGGGCGGCTACACCCTCTCGACCATACTTGTCAAGATCGCCAATTTTAGTGACATTTTTTGCTCTCTCCAAATAACGAGTCAAGTTAGAAAAGTCGCCCTTTTGTCTGAAACTTATCATTGCCTACACCTCTTAAACTCGTTTTGTATAATTCAGCGCAATCCAACCAGCACCGGATTTGAGCTTCCCCCAACCAGAAGATTCGTCGACAATCGTATATACACCACGATCGCTTATACATCCGACGATATTATAATTCATGCCAGGACCCTTACGAATATTAAGTGCTGAAGCAGTTATCTTAACAGTATATGGTTTGAAATTTGTTTCCGCTGGTTTAACTGTAGCATTAACTACGCTAAGGAATTTTGTATTAATTGCACTTGAAATGGAGTTTTCACCATCAACAGACTTATCGATTACGGCTCTGTCGCCTTTAACCTCGTCGACAATCCAGTTCTTTTTAATTACCCAGGCAGGGACTTTCTTGCCGTTGTAATATGTTGCTCCATTAGAGATTTTTACTGTGCTGCCTACTTTTATCTTCGAAGTGGAAGCGGTTTCCTTTATGGGTTCGGTATTATGACCTGTTGCACCGAGTTTCTTATTTACTTTTGCCGCTATATCCCCCATGTGATTATAAAGATAAGTTCCGGGGCATGATTTATTAGAGAACCACCTATGAACGGTCATGTTCTGCTTATCGACCTGGCCAATGAGAGATTTGTCAGCCTTCCACTTAAGCTCCTTAATACCGTTTCTCTTACATATATCAGCAACAAGATTTATAAGCGACGCATAAGCCTTAGCCGTAACCGCATAAGGCTCTTTCCTATCTGAAGCAACCTCAATAGTTACAGCACGATGATCGTTAGAAGCTGAAGAAGAGCACCAAGAACGATCCTTCTCTTCAACATACATGCCTATTCTTCCATCCGGCCCTATTCCATAATTAGATGATGCCTGTCTACTTTTAGGTGCAAACACATTTCCTATAGTCTCGACAGAACACTGACCAACGACACAATGAATTGTAATCGTATCAATTTTGTGATTTCGATTTATATTCTTATTAGGTGAGATTTTGGTATAATTAACCAATGGGCTATTAGAAAATCCCATTAGTCCTCATCTCCTTTATTATTTGAAAGTTCTTCAAGAGCTTCAGGTGACAGCTCTTCTTCAAAAATCTCTTCCGCAAACTCTTCCTGAGTTTCAGCATTCTTGATTTCTTCGTTCATGACCGTTTCATCCTTTCGTATGCAATTTATTTCTTCTAGCAGCATTAAGTGCTGCGTTTCGACTCATGATGTCTCTCTTACTCATCTTCTTAGGAGGCTGATTCTTAATATTACATACTCTAATCAGAGTAAGGAGACGATTAAGATGCCATTTCTGGCATTCAAATGGAATGTTTAAAGCTATCATCCAATAATAAATTAGCTCTGATGTAGTCTGTTCTCTACTTGTTCCTTTGGTCTTATCATCGTTAAACCAAGTAGCAGTCATCGGAGCATCTATATATTCATAAATTTTACGGATGTTATCATCCGTTAAGCATCTATATACTTCGTCATGGACATTTTGTGTAAGTGTCATGCATCTGACGTAATCGAGCATTTCTTCATCCGTTTTATTTGTTTTTGAGAGAAAAGGTTTGCACCATTTTGATTCCCATTTTGAAAGAGAGACAAGAGAATGCTCTAATCTTAACGTCTGTTCTTTAGTTGTAATGAATTCTTCATTTATTTCATCCCACAACTCGGTAGCTGGTATAGTAATTTCAAGCATAGCTCATGCCTCTCATTAGTTTTCTATTTAATATTTTACTTCGCAGCAGGTGCAACAGTATTATTAGCAGTCCTATCAGCCTGGGGAATAATACCGTTCACAAACTTAGCTGCTGCATCAGCATCTGTAGCAAGTTCCATAAATAGATTAGAGTACGCCTCTGTCTGTGAGAACGAAGTGGCGATCTCTTCTGATTTGATGAATCTCTTGCCATCGGGACTCTTCTCGCCATATGCCTTAAGCACAAGATCTTTGAAAACCTTAATTATCGCCGGTGCATCCTGGGCTGCAACAATCTTCTGAATCATCTCAGCGAGACCGCCAGAAGTGCTCATTTCCATCTCCATAATTTCAGCCTTTGACAGATTAAACCAGAAGTCTTCGGTTCTCTCAACTCCGTTATAATCAGTGTAAGTAATAGTCTTTTTAAGCATAATAAGTTTCTCCTTTCAATTAAAAAAGAGGGAACCGCCAGCCAATATCCCTGAATACGGTTCCCATAAAATAAATTCGTTTTTATTAGCCTGCTGCCGTCATGCGAGTCTTTATCTCATCCGGAAGAGGCAGGCGAGGGTCTACGCCATCACTTCCGCCATTAGTAGACGGATCCTTGCCATAAAGGATATCCTCCAGAGCAGCGAGTTTAGTTTCGTCAGCCTTAGTCGAATCAATAACAACTGTAGCAGTAGGCTTCATACCAGAAACGCTAACAGGGGTAGTTGTAAGCTCCCAAGAGAATGTTATTGCCTCGGGGCTATCATTTATAGTAGCATATGCCTTCTCTGAAGGAGATGCCATTGCACCATAAATAATATGAAGCTTATAGCCATGATCGTTACCATCAGTATCGTTACCAAGCGTGGTCTTATAGCACAGGCCAAACGGCTTACGAGTCTGCTGACCGACATAAACACCGTCAACAAGCGCTGCCGAACCGTCGCACTTAGCGAACTCCTCCGGATAAGTATATGCCTCAATAGTAGCGCCAAACTCCTCTGTTGAATAAAGGCTCAGATACTTAATATCGTCTGCATAAAGTGCAGTTGCCTCGGCTCCAGACGGGCTTTCAGTAACAGCCGTAAGGCCATTCCAAGCAACACCGTTGGTATATGTGCCATTTGTCTGAGGGTAGAAAACACCCTGCTTTACACCGGTTTCATAAAAATGCTCACCGGTCTGATCCCATACAAGTCTTGCCATTAAATTTTCCTCCTTAATAATATATAGTAAACACATCGTGATTGAGATTGTCCGCGGTATAATGACGATCATATCTGCAAGACGGTAACTTTGAAACTTCTTCTACAATCTCGCTATCGGGATTCTTATCAATCACTATTAGCTCATAAGAATGCGACTGCCTATATGCTAAATTATCAGCAAAGTCGTTCTTTATATTGCTGCGACGATAGACAATCGCTGGATATTCCATTTTTACTGACTCTGGAGGCTGATAATATACGTTTTTTGATCCGAGCAAATTTTCCAGCTCATCCTGTAGTTCAATCCTACTAGACATTATAAATCTCCCCCAAAGTCAGTATTAGTCTCGGGTACGAAACTTCGACATTATCAATCTTCCATTTCGTACCCATAAACTCAATGTAACGAATCGAATGAAAGTTCTGAATGGCATACGGATCGGCCACAATAGAAATATCATTTGAAACTACTATATTATCATTGAGATTTTCAGATGATTGAAACCTACGAGTATTTCGAGTAACGTCTCCGTAATACTCTCGTACTGTTATGATCTCTTCCCATACTCCAGGCTTTGTTTCTTTTGTCTCAGCAAAACCTATTTTACCGAACCATTTCGCCATTTTGAATTTTCACCTCGATTTATTTAATCAGCAACAGAGACAAGAGTAGCTGTTGCTGCGCTTCCGGAACTAGATCCAGCCTTAGCATAAGTAATTGTTCCGATGTTGCTCGAAACAGCGAAACCAGTCGGAATGAAATAAGCTTCGCCAATCTTGATAACCGCGCGCTTAAGGAATGCATCCTGAAGCTCACTAGTCTTAAACTGGACAGTGCAAGCGGAATCAGTATATGCCTTCGTATCATTATTCTTACCATAAATCACAAGAGCTGCAACGTTCTTGTCTTTTGCCTGATCAAAAATCTTATCCATTATAAATTACCTCCTGTAATTAAATAGCTAAATTAACCAGCAGCGACATCAAGCTCAAGCTCAATAGCGGAGTAAGGCTTAATGAGCGCGCCAGAGCAACGAGTCTCAATCAGGTACTTCTGCTGGTTGTAATCGATGTCGAAGTCGTCAAACATGTTGACGGCACCGCCCTTATCAGCACCAACATTATAGTCTGCAAGGTTAACGATGATACCGATCAGATCGCCACCCTCGGGGCCCTTAACGCCTTCCATAACCGGAACAGTAACGATCTTGCTGACACGCATAGCAGCAGCAACTTCACTATCATTCTTGTACAGACGATGGCCCTGAGCGTCCTCAAGAAGAAGTGCATTAGTCAGCCAATCTTCAGTAGTGAAGAAAGTAGGATTACCAGAACCCTTATAGTTCTTACGAGCCTTAACAGCAGCCTTAATCATAGCCTTGGCCTTATCGTCATCAGTAGCATTAGTAGCAACGCTAACCTTCTGACGGATGGTATAAAGCTCAGCATCGGAAACGACAGGACGAATGTTGGACTCGTTGATCTTGTCATCGCTAGAAGAAAGGCGACCGTCACCGATAAGGATCGCACGAGCAATTTCCTCGTCAAGCATAATACGCATCTCAGACTTCAGCCAAGCAACAACATCGAAATCGGTGATGTCAATGACGTCGTCACGATCAAGCTTCTGCTTTTTGTAAATCGTAGTAGGAGTAGTAGTTCTCTTAAGCAGCGAGAAGACCTCCTCCTTCTTAAGGTTACCCTTAATATAACCCTTTGCACGAGCCTCATCCTCGGTTATATTTGCAAATACCGACTTAATACGAGAGAACGGAGTGTGATGGACAGCACCCATAACTGTGCTAACCCAGCCAGTGTCTCTCTTAATGAACTCAGGCGGATTGTTGAGTGTCTTCGCCTCGGGGAACAGATAGTCGATCTGCTCGATACCGTACTCATCGGCATGTGCAAGGAAGCTCTCCTTCAGGCTGCCGAAGCGCTTAGCATCACCAATAATTGTTTCCATTGCAGCATGAGAAAGAACATCTTCCTGCTGCTCATCGTTGTCAAATACGTTTCTTTTCATGTAATCGTCTCCTTCCGAATGTCCCATTTCGTCTTCATAATCTTCATCATCGTCATCGGTCACACCGGCATCTTCGAGTGCCTGACCAATCATCGCATAGACCACAGTCTTCTGCTTTTCGCTGAGAGTATTAAATACATCAGCAACGGTCTCTTCACCGTCTGTCTTCTTAATATCGTCTGCCATTTTATTATCCTCCTTTGTAGTTCCTTTGCTATCTTTAGCGTCGCTTGAATGAGCAAGAGTAATCTCTTCTCCGGTATAAATAATTGCTTCTTCGTCCGACTCTTCACCATGCATAATGATAGAATCGATAGAAGCTCCAGGATTAGCTCCAGCAAGAACCAGACTAACTTCACGAATGTTTCCATGCAGCACATTGGACATCTTCTGTTTAAGCTGGTTTGCATAGATAGAGAGTGCATTAACATCTCCATGCTGAACAAGCAGCTTTGCAGTCTTTCCGGATTCAGTATCGTTGAAGGTGCAATAGGCATAAACGCCTTCGTCTCGGTTCTCAAGAAGAGCATGACCTAGAACTTCATTCGGATCGTTGTGCTGATGGTTCCATACAAGAGGAACAGTCTGTCCATCATTATGCTTAAATGCATCTTTCATGATGGTTCTGCCATCAGAGCATTTGAGATTAGCTTTGGTAGCCCATCCGCTAAAATCAAATCTTTCCATTTTGATTTTATCCTCCTTCATTGAATTTTTTAGCAATTTCACTGTACGGTCTTTGACCTAATGGAATTGAATCTTCTGACTCTTCTTCATAAGGAACTTCATCGCCATATGGTTCCTCAGCATATGGTTCCTCAGCATAAGGTTCCTCAGCATAAGGTTCCTCAGCATAAGGATCTTCGTATGGCATCTCCATTCCCTGATTCGGCTGAGATATATTGCTATTGATAAGCTCATCAGCCTTTGGATCATCAGAAGGTTTAAATCCAATAATTTGCCTAATCTCGTTCGAAGTGAGAACCTCATTTCTAGTAAACTTATCTGCAATATCAGCGATGTTGTTTACTGGAACAAGTTTAAACGGGTCTCTAAATGACAAGATTGACTGCTTTTGTGACCGAGCAGTTTTGGTTAGAAACTTTCGTTTCATTTCGTCAACTATAGCTGACACAATTGGCTCAATCGTTCGATTATTGTAGTTGAGCATTGTCTTTTCGTCTGCCGTTCCATCTAAGATAGCCTGAGTGATTCCTAACTGGCTGTATAGCGTACTCGTTAGAGATTCGATCTGCTTCAACAGATTGTTCTCGACAGAACGATTCAACTGTGTGATACGCTCAGTACCATCGGTATAAGCTATACCATACTTAGAACTTGCTAACTGCATTTCGATGTCTTTTCGCCTATTTTCAGCTTGCTGACGTCTTGCTTCTGTTTTTATTACATAAGGCAACTGAATTATTAAGTCCAGTTTACCTGAAGCAGTTTGTTCATCTGTAATATCCAGCAAACTAAGTTTTCTTATGAGACGCTGCATGGTTGAGTTCGGCTCATTAATTATTGCGTAGAGAGGATTCTCAATTATGCCGACTGTACTTTTTGGAACTTTTATATCTTCTTTCTTTCCAGTCTTCTCATTGTAAACTCTTACTTTTACATGCTGCGGATACCATTCAAGAATCTTACCAGTTCTCATTGTCAAAATATCATATGAGCTGGTTTTATTTGGATCGAGGGTCGTGTCAACCGGAACTATTGCCACACAACCTTCGTCGAACATAGACATGACAATATCCTGTTTAAACGCTCTCGCTGTCTGGTCGAGATTTGCTTCAAGTGTCAAGCAAGAATTAAGACCAGAATCTATTTCTGATATGAATCGGCCATTATCATCCAGACGGCAATGTTTAATATCCACAGATGCAACGTCAATTGCAATTCTATTATAAATGGACGTGACAATAGAACGCTCGTTTCCTCTAGTGAGCCTTACTCTATCTGGACGATAGTAATATCCTTGCCCAACATCTCTAAATTCTTCCGTGGGAGCTCGACTCCGAAAAGCATTCCAGGCATGTCTCAGCCTAGATCCAAGTGTTTGCTCCATTTTGAATTTCTCCTCTCTAGTTTATTAGTCGCGACATTTTATCTTCGTCCGCGAATTTTATTAAGAGTATTATAATTACCATCGCCAAGCATATCATTAAGTTTAGCCTCTCTAATATTGTCATCACGGCGTTTAGCTTTATCGTAACCTTTTTGCTTTGAACCAGATATAATCTTGTTTACTGCTTTTGTGCCCATATTAAGATGCTTTTTTGTGGCATATGCTTTAGCTTTTTCGCTTTTTTTATTTGCTCTCTTCTCATAGCTGTTAGCTACGGAATCGTTCTGAGCTTGAACGTTGGCACCTCTTGCCTTTATTGCCGATGCTGCTCTTCGTGCTGCTTCTGCTTTTAAAGCCTTTCCCTGAGCATCATATGTTTTTGCTTGTTTATTAAAAGCGTTTGCCACTTCATTATGCTGTCGAGCAGCTTTTTTACCTTTGGCTCTATAGTACTCAGATCGTCCATAAATTTGTCCAGCTTTTTGTAATCTTCTAGTTGCCCTTGCTTCAAATCTTCTAGCTTTTCTTCGTCCCCACTTCATTCCTGGAACACCATAATGATAAAGTTCGTCGGGACTCGGTGTATAATTATATTCCCACACAAATATTCCTCCTTTATATTCGTTCGCATTATTTGCAACTCCTTTAATGAAGGAGGTGCATTAAATTGTTTATACAACCTAAAAAATTGATAGTTGATGCTTCTGATTCTAAGGTCACAAAAAATGTTAAAAATTTGTATAATATACTTACAGAACAAGAATTTATGAACATGTTTTCTTGTACAAAAAGAACTTATGCAAAAAGAGTAGCAAAATATGGTGATCCTTATATGAAAGCACCGTTAGCAAAAATAGGTAAATTATTTAAAAAAATAATGTACTAACAGATTAAAAGAGTGTGCAAAATATGCATGCTCTTTTATTTTTTGGCATTAGAATATCGTTTTTCTATTTGATTTGATTATACGTTTTGCAAACTCTTCAGATACTTGTTTATTATACCCTAAATCCTGTAGATAACCGACAGTTATGTCTTTACCATAACCGTTTACATATTCTTTTGCGTATTTACGACCTTTGTCAGTATACGTTATACTTGTATCAAATTTAGGATTGTATATTGATTCATGTATCTTTTTGGACTCGGCATCGTACTTTTCAATGTCAATTTTTCCAGCTTCGAGCTTTTTGTCTAATTCTATAAATTGTTTTTCTGCTTTTTTATAAGCATCAGAGTTTCTATACTTATTATGGTCTTCTCTAAACTTTTTAATGGCTTTTTTCGAATTTTCTCCGATATCGCCATAACTCATCCAACGATTTGCTCCACCATGAATTTCTGCTCTTTTCTTTTGCACTTGTTTCTTCAACGTCTTAGATAATTTATCATTAGACATTTTACCATATTTCTTCTTACCAGCATCAGTAAGTGAACCGTCAGCATTCTGATAACGTCTAACGCCCCACTTCATACCTTTAATACCGTGGTGGCAAAGCTCGTAGGTACTAGGCGTATAATTGTATTTCCACATTATAATCCCTCCCTTACTCAAATGCTTCGCTGTTAATCTTATAAGCGATAAAAGCATCCATCATAGCTGCAACAGCATCTATCTTCTGATCATATCGCTTCTTTAAAAGTTTTCTATTTCCATTGGTATCTTCAAGAGTAATGCAGTTACCCATCGCAAAAGTCATAAGCTCCTCATCGAACAAAAGCATTCTTTCTTCGGCAAGCTTCTTAAGTTCACCCAAAGGAACCGACTCTGTCTTAGCTCCCTGTATAACTTTCTCAATACCAAACGGTCCGTTTTCTCGTTCCCATCTCTCTACGAATTCCCTCGCATTATATGGGTCGAATCCAAAGCAGCGTACATCATACTCACACTGAGCTATATGATTATCCAAATCTTCGTAAACCTGCATCATGTCCAGAATAGTTCCCGGCATGACTATCAAGCTGCCCTCTTTTATAAACTCGTCGTACTTGCTTCTCATAGCAGACGGAAGTTTCATGAGGGTTAATTCGGTTATATAGTTTCGAGTCTTAACACCAAACTCACCTCTAGCAAGCGGGAACATAAATGTAAACGCACAGAAGTCATCTCCCTGTGAAAGATCCGCTCCCATCGAGCACGGCATTCTCCAAAAGTCTCTTTTACGATGAGGAAGGGTTTCTTCATAAGTAAAGTAATATGTATAACCCTCCATAGGTATGCCGAAACGCTTAGCCAAAATTTCATTTCTAGTCGCTGGTGCATTCTCGGCTCTATCAACGTCTAACTGATACGTCTCATAGGTAACCGTCTTACCGAGATTCGGATTAGCTTTTAACCACATCTCAGGATGCGCAACCTCGTCGATAGAATCGAGCTTGTACCACCAAATCGAAACATGTGGATTTATATACTCGCCCTTAAGGATGTCCATTAACTCCATTTTGATTGTATCGCCGCTTCCATTACGTACCGTACCTTCTGAGCTTATAGCAACGATGAGATAATCATCGTTCTTAGAAGCGCCCTGCTCTATTGCACCTATGACATCTTCTCTTATGTCTCCGGACAGCCATTCATCAACAGTAGCAATCTTACATCTAAGACCCTGGAGCTTATCAATACTCATAGGTCTAATCTCAAGTAAAGAACCTGTTAAGAAATTTTCGACACCCTTTTTAGTAGATGCCAGTTTCACACGATTCGCTTTTGAACCTGTAGTATTCTGCAAAGAACCATCAGTAAGGAATTTATAAAGAGGCCCTCTAGCTCTTGTTATAGCGGTTCGAATTGGCGACATAACTTCTTCTGCTTGCTTCATTGTAGGAGCCGTAGTAATTTGGTGAGTTGTAGAAGTATCGACGTTCAAAAAGAAGTTCTGAATGCAAGAGCCATACATTGATTTCGCCGCACCTCTGGCCACGATCAAATACTGTTTGTTTATCAGTCTCTTCTTTATCGACTTTGTAACATAATGTCCACCATGACCATCTGGAGACGGTTCATACACGCTTCTTTCAACAAAGTAATACCAACCGAATATCTCCTCTGCCCACAGTTTGAATGAATCCAGTAGATTCAAATCTTCACCGTCAGTTAGAGTTAATTCACTCTCACAATAATCGATAAAACCTTCAACAGCCTGATCATCGTAATAGACAGCAGGATTAGCAATAAGGTCGTCTATTCGGTTCATCTCCATAGAGATTTCTTTACATACAGGTATTTCGCCTCTGATTACGGCATCACGAAACTGACCGTAATACTTTGGAACGGCTGTGTTTGATAATGCCATATCTCGACGCCTCCTTTTATAGTGCACGCCCTATGTTTTTGCGCATAATATCGCGAACAGCATAATCGCCAAGCTTGTCTAAAATTTGATTACCAACTCTTTTATAAGTTTTATAGGCTCCTTCTGCTGCAGCAATTGTTCCTGCTGTGGCTATAAGACCGGACACTATTTTCTTTCCTTTGCTATTCTTTTTAGTTAATTGAGCATATTGTCTTTCCATTTGAAGACGATTATTGCGGTTTCGAAGTTCAGCATCGCTCATACTTGAAACGCTCTTTTTACTATGAGCTTTCTTATAATCTTCATGAATCGGTTCAGAAGGTTTCTTCTTCCTTTTTATTCTGATTTTATGACCGAGCTGAGATGGCGATCGTCTTACACCCCACTTCATACCGAGGACGCCATAATGATAGAGTTCATTATTATCCATTTTGATTTTCCTCCTCGAATATCAAATTGTTCATATTATGCCGAGCATCTGAAGAATCTTTATAGCCGCAACATAAAACATTGCACCATAGAGACCAAGCTGGTTCATAAGATTAAAAAGTATTGCTGTAATCATTTGTTGCACCTCCTTTTAATCAGATTCGCCAGGGTCAACTGACACGTTCAACCTCCACTCAAGTTCGCTAATCATCCGATTCATCGATTCCATCACAGCAGAACTGAGAGGCGGATCAAACAAAAGTTTTACCTTCAAATATACATACGACTTTACAGCTTCGAGATTTGAACCGGTTGAGATAAAGTCATCCCAAGTATCCGATTTACCCTCTATACTGAAGCCTTCAGAAGGACCGACACCAAGTTGCGTTAGGATCATAAACACTGAATTAATGTGCATGATCAGATCAGCATCGAAATGCTCATAATCTTCTGTAATTCCGAGCATCTTTTTAACTGATGTCAATATGCTATCCAAATTAATACCTCCTTTAATGTCGCCAAGGACAAGTGTCGTTCTTGCTTCGTTCAACAGGAGATGCGACTAACAGAGTTTCATCTCCGTAGTGAATAGCATTGTGTGTGTTCATTGTAGTAGTTATGACGTTGTTCGGATCGAATACCATTGGATTACGATCAAGTACGTCTTCAACTGTAATCGGGTTCATGTGATGGACTATAATCTTTGGTCTGTGAAGTTTTCCATCTTTATCTCTAGCACCAAGTATTTCGTGATCCTCGCATGCTAAATCGCATCCATTATCTCGAACTATTATTTGGTCCCTAAATCTTTTCCACTCTCTGGAGTTGTAAAGGACTTGGTTAAGGTATCTATCGTATCCGAATGTCTCTTTTCCAACTGCTCCCTTGAGCCTAAGATAATCAAATCGCTCTTCAAAGGTTGGAATGGTGATTAATTCCAAATATGATCTATTACTCATTCAAATCACCGTTTCCGCTATACTTTCTCATTGCTGCAATAGCGTCTGAGTACAATTCCTCGACTCTCTTAGCAGACTGAAGAGCTTCTGTCCTAGCTCGAAGTAGTTTGTTTTCCTCTTCCAGTTTTTCTTTTTCAAGCCGCTCCTTTGTAGAACCAAGCTTTAAAAAATGAGTTATAACCTGAGAAGAGGCGGTTCCTTCTAGTAACTGTTTTTCAGCAAGATCGACGGCTAGAGCTATCATCTGATTTTCTCTCGATTCTGGTGTCAGACCCGGTCTTAATTTTTTAGTTGGTTCTGACTTCTTAACTTTCGCCACCTATCCCGCCTCCTCTCCATTTTGATTTTTATTAACTTTGGGTCGCCTCTTCAAAGTAAATTCCAACAAGCTGCGACGGTACATATTGCATTATAGTTCCTTGACCGTTACTGTCATCGCGCGTGCATCTGTAAATTTTGCCGCCGTCAAGATAGTACTTGCCCTTGAAATACCTCATACCAGCGGCAGCGATTATCGGGTTATCTATCGTGCCGTCTTCGCCGACCGTGATAGGCTCCCAGTGCGCAGCTGTGTTTTCCGGCAACCATGTCGGATTTGCCGTTATTGCGTTGTAACACTTATACAGCCCGTTCGGTCTGCGGACTATACTGCCGACAGCATAATCAATATACCCGCTCCAAAGCGGATAAAGCTCTGCGTATTGTAAAGCTTCTGCGTCTGTAGTGACCTTAGTCAACACGCCATCTATCTTGTCACGATAAGCTTTTGCTTCTGCTCGCGTCATGCATCGGTACCCCCTGTGATTATTTCAAGCGCCTCGGAGTCTGATATCGGGTCATCGTCCGTCTGCTGGACTTCCGTCCACACCTGCGTGATTTCGGTCTCTGTTTCTGTCCACGAGCTTATGTAATTCTTTCCATCGGATGGACAATCGGTTAAAATTATTGGCTTATAGCCATTAGCGAGATATATTGACGGGGCGTTTGTAAACACGTCTCCGTCCGCCGTTCTTATCGGTCTCGGCGCACCGCGAAGCTCGCCGTCTATAAGTTTTCCGTACATTTAATCACCCCCATAAGAAATCACCCGTTCCAGCATTATAAAATGCTTTTTTTCGAATAACATCATACATACAAGGTACTCCGTCAGGATTAAGAGCGGGTAGGAAATCAAGAACAATTTCATGCCCCTTTGTCATTTTCATTCCGTAAGCTTGCCCGCTGATGTACTGGGTGTAAGGGGTGGTACCCTCGTTTAACTTAAATAGATGTACGGTATTTTGTGTTATTTCACCGTTCGATGGCAGCGCTAAAGTAGCATCATTAAATATTGCTATGCCAGAATTTTGATAGTTAAAATCAATTTCGTAAGTAGCTCCTGCCTCCCAATTCTTTCTAATATCTATACCACCAGCTCCCCAGTAAGCAGTAATGCCTCTACTTGGCGAAAACTCTACACCATAGTATCCTTTTCTCAAAGATGTTATCGCGCCGAAAGCCTGTCCTGAAGATTTGGGCATAAAATTGATTTTCACACCCAAATCTATTGCAGCGCTTATTTCCGTATCAATATATTGTCTACCAGTGCTTTCAAGATAATTGACTGCGGTATAGCCTTCGGGCAGTCCACCACCTGATTTTTTAAGCATCATTAACCGACGTCTGGTCATGTTCTATACCTCCTGTTATTCGTCGTATTTTGCGCCGTCCTTTGGGGAGTTTTCAAGTTTAGACGATTTCTTCGTTTATAGTAATAATTAACTTTGAGCCATCTTCTTCCCCTGTGTGCGCACCGGTGTCACAAGAAAAGCGAAAATAACGAGTGGTATCAGTCACGAAATACTCGTTAGGAGTATATGTCATTACATCTCCTGATAAAGAATAGACTCCAGTTGAGGCAAATATTGTTCCATTTCGTGCCGTTTCAAAAGCTTTAGAACTATTATAAGCGCACATTCGGCATGAAGTTACATCATTGTTGTAGACTCCTTTTATGCGAATTGTATCGCCCTTCTTAATCGGTATAAACCCTGTAACAGATTTATGACCCAGTTCCTCATCAACACCACTGTCACTTATTTGATACCCATCTTTATATCCAATATTATTATAAATCGCGCCAGTGGAATCCGTACTAATTGGAATCTGATTCGTATAGGCGGGACCTTGTGTAATTGCAGTTGCTGTTATTACAATATCTCCTGTTACTTCTGGGATAGAAACAATCCCGTCTTTATAAAATGTGGACACATCCACACCTCCCATTGTTATACTTACACTATCAATGTCATACCCCTCATTGGCGGTTAAATTTGTTACATAAGACTGCCCACTAATTGCATATGTGCGTGTATTACTACTTGTACATTGTGTAAGATTTTTTGTTATTACTCGTCTTAGTACGGTCACATTACCATCAAATACCGCGCTGGTAATATCTGTTCCGCCCATTGTTACTTTAACATTTTCGATTATCTTCCCATCGTCAGGTAGTATTTTCGCTATATATGGCTGATATTGTTTCGCAGACGTTGCATTATTGTCCGTTGTTATATTGGTTAATGTCTTTGTTACCGTATAGGTATTAATATCTGCTGTTAGGATATCTGGTGTGCCGTTAATCATTGCTGCTCTAAAAGCATTAATTTTCTCGATTGTAATGCCGCATGACACCATATAATTAACTGCTTTGTCTCTAAAAGTGGCTCCTGAATAAGAGTTAATAATATTTATTTCTCTCGTCCATATAGCCTCATTTCTTCGGCGGGCTTGACTATCATTTTCCACGCCGGAATAAAAGCAAGTTAGCTCATATTCTTTATCCATATCTGACTGTGACATACCAAGTACCGCTTCACAAAGAAGAGCAACAACTCCAGTTCTATCAGCTCCAGCAGAACAATGGAAGTATGTAGGATGTCCCGCAATTACATAGTCAAATAATTGGTCAAATATCTTTTTGATATTGCCACTATTTTTCTGGTAATTTAAGTCATTCCATGTCATATCAACATGAAGCATATCCACAGAGTTGCCAAAACCACTTTCAGTTCTACCATTTAAATCTGAGTCAAATCTTAAATCTATCTCTTTTTCAATTCCAAGCATATCAAGAGCCTGTGTAGCTCCATCCTCGGTTAAAACTCCATAAACATCTCCGCCACGAAAAAGCTTACCATATTTTATTGTGCCACCATCACAAGACCATCCGCCAATATCGCGTACGTTATCAACATTTGTCATATAGATCATGCGGCAAGTTCCTGTCGGCTTAATGGTGCCTTGTTGGATTATTTTGTTATTAGAGTCAATTACAAAAAAGGTAGAAATTATATTCGGGGTCAAATTGTAAATTTTAATTGCCCCGGCTTGAACGGCTTTTGTAATGGTATTATTTGTATTACCATCAGTTATAACTAAACTACCTGCTTTTTTTATTTGAATAGAAACACCTTCGGGATGATTAGAGGAAGTGGTAGTGACATAGTTGGGTATTGATGATATTGTATAATCAGCAGGGTTATAAGTAACTTCTCTTAAAAACTTACTGACTTCTGTGCGTTCTTGACTAAATGTATAAGTCTCTGTTTCTCCCGAGAGAGCCTTTATTGCTGCTCCCATCTCTCCAATTTTGTAGGTGGTTGTCTCGCCATTTTTCTCACGAATGGCGTTAGCAATATCCTGAATTAACGATTCTTCATATAGCTTCTTCGCCATCAGTAACTCACCTCCGTGCCATCGGGCAGGGCAGCTATGACGTCATTAACAATCTCCTGCTTATCTTGCTCCGTCCAATAGTCTACGCCTTTGACAGGGGCACTAATTGCCCCGCTGTCGCCAACCTTCTGAGCAACTAGAACCTTGTCCTTAAAACTGAGTTCCCACGTCTCACCATTTTTGAAATTAGGAGTCGGACCAAGATATTCTGTGCCAGTTGGTAAAGTAACGGTAATATTTCCGCTTGCCGCGAAGGTTAAGCGCATCCAACACTCGAAGTTGCCTGTAGGATATGTCAGTGTCAATGTCGTGACATCGGTGAGGCGGTACTCGGTGTTATCGGCAAGGGTTACGTTTGAGCCTGTGGAGACCTGTGCCGATACCGCTTCCGGCGTATAGCCGAGTGCAGTTATAACATTGTCTTTTGTCACATTTGCATCCGAGCCAGGGTCTCCCTTATCGCCCTTTAAGCCGACATCAGAGCCGTTATATTGGAGCTTTCCGTTTGAGTCGGAGAGCTTGTCGAGTGTGCCTTTGTTAGCGTGCGTGTGGGATTTGGGAACGAGCTCGTCGAGTGCGCCTTCTACCGATTTATCATAATAGGTAACGTTCTCTGCACTTATCGGTTGGCTACTCATTATAAAGTACCATCTTTCTTGATCTTCTTGCACAACATGTAACTGAGCCTCAGTACCGTACAACATAGTGCTGAAGATACAGGTTCCTTCCCCACAGCTTTTCAACTGTAAAATAACAGTGGATGTTCGCGAAATTTCTACCAAGGCAATCGGAACTTTTCCGTCTTCAACGGCTGCTTCAATTTCTGCTAAAGTTGATGTGGGATTGATTACTTCATATGTTCCGTCGTCGTTCATACTAGCAGTTGCCTTAATTATAAAAACACCTTCGCCTAAAACCTTGCCGTCATAGATTGGCTTACCAAAAAATTCATCAAACTTATCAAGCACCCACTTGTTGTCGTGCGTGTGGGATTTAGGGATAAGCTCGTCGAGTGCGCCTTTGACATTGTCGACGTTCGGCAACTGCGTGTTGGTATAATTGACGTCTTCGGCGGTTGATGCCCCACCAGTACCACCGCTACCAATGGCTATGCCGTTATAGGTCGGCTTTCCGTCGGTTTCAGAAAACTTGTCAAGAACCGACTTGTTTTCATGCGTATGTGCTTTGGAAATAAGTGATTCAATTATGTCTGGATTCTCTTCTATGATTTCTCGCGTTGCTTCCAGACCTTGAATAACTAAGCCCGTTGCAATGGTTGTATTCCATTCGTTAGAAATCGTATCGCCATCTAATTTCTTTGCACAGAAACTATATTTAACAACTCCTTGCGAAAACGTAACATATCTTGAAAGCAACCATGAAAATGTAATGTTGTCTCCTGATACAACAAGATCGTCTATTAAGTAAGCATTACTCGCGCCACTTGCGTTTTGATAATTTATATAAAGATTATACTCTGTGAGATCAACATTATTTCCGACAACTCTCGGACAAGTAAAAGGAATCTTTGTTACTTTCTCGTCAGAGAATACTCCTAAAATTTTATACTTTTCCGGAACAATTATTTCGCGAGTATCAGGATTAATTGTACAGGTTGTTACTTCATTTGAAGCATTAAGTAATTCATCAACTGTTGGCATTATCTAAGCACCTGCCTTACTCCAACCGAATTTGTGTTTATTCTTTCGTTTTGTAGCTGCCCAACAACATAGACATAAAACCACCCAGAAGTAAGAGCGTTATTATCGATAATACATTTGTTTTCTTCTATTAAAACTGGGTATTCAATTTTGCCATTTATAAAGACAGCAACTTTTTTTATACTTGCTCCATTCGTCATCGAATGTAAAATCTGCAATCAGATAATTTTTACTTCCTGCAACAATATTATCAAAGTCGCACTTGTTGTCGGCTTTAAGAATTTGGCCGGTTACATTGAATTTAAGAACACGCATTTAATAATTAACCTCCTTTGATAATTATTATGTAGTAATACTTTTTGCTAACTTTCCAGCTTGTTTCAAATATAAAAGAATCACTTCAAGACCACATTTAAAAGAGTTCATAAGGAGTTATAAGAAGATTGTATGTACTTTTTAAGAAAGGAGAAAGCAAACAATTAAAGAAGAGGTGATTCTGAAAGATGAAGGTAGAATATAACGAGAACTCCTTAGCTTCTCTACCCTGCCACTGGCTTTCAGTTCCAGTGTGAACTCTTTTAAACATGGTCTTGAAAATATAAAAATTACCCCCGGAGAATTTTTG